CTGGAGCGCGGGGAATCCAGCATCGTCAGCGCGCCGTTGAAGCCTTGCAACACGACCTCTGTGGAGTATTTCTCCGCGCCGCTCTGGTCGGTCCATTTGCGGGTCTGGAGTTGACCCTCCAGATAGACCTTGGAGCCTTTGCGAAGGTATTGCTCTGCGATTTTGCAAAGCCCTTCGTTCCAGATCACGACGCGATGCCACTCGGATTTTTCCTTGCGCTCCCCGGTCGCCTTGTCCCGCCAGGATTCAGACGTTGCCACGCGGAGGTTGACGACGGGCTTGCCCGCCTGTGTGTGCTTAACCTCTGGGTCTGCACCCAAATTGCCGACGAGAATGACTTTGTTGACTGATCCGGCCATTATGCTGCTTCCTTCATGCTTCCATAGGATCGGACCCGCTCAACAACTTCGGCCAATTCATCGTTGAATTGGTCGATGGCGTCGGACAGTTCCTTGATGTATTTTTCGTCTCGGTATGCGCGCTTGTGGAACAGCGGCAATTTCGGCCAATAGACCGCTATGTCGATCCACTCTCGTTCACTGACGAGCAGGCCACCCTGGCATTGCGCTTTGTGTTCCTCTGGGAACTCGTCAACGAGAATAAGCGGCACCAAAAGATGCGGCAGCTTTGTCTTGATTTCGAGCAACCCGTTATCGCCGACAGTCGCATCAGGCGAATAACCGCGTTGGCCGTTGCGGATGAAGCCGACTTGCTGCGGCTCGGTGTTAAACATCATCCCGTAAAGGTCGCGAACCTCATCCTCCATTTCCTTCCCGCGTTCGGCATGGAGCGTAGAGAACGATTCGGTCAGGTCGCCGGTCAGAATTTCTCCAGCCAGTTTCATCATGTAGGTTTCGCGGACTTTGCTTGGTTGCTGCCCGCGTCCCTTCGCTATGACGCTAGAGAACTCGGAAGCAGTGGGGACGCCCCTCCTGGCCTCGAACCATTCCGGGCTTCCCTGTTCACAATCAATGACCTGCATTGTCAGACGCCTCCGCACGTTCTTTGATCTTGGCGACTTCCTCGATCCGCATGACAGCCACGCCGAATTGCGAAAGTTTCAAATCTTCGAGGCGAGAAACCCGCATGAACTTGAGAAACCGTGTCAGGTCGGTTCCTGTCTCGACAATCTTGCTTTGCAGGAACGCAACCTGTTTGGCGTCAATCGGCTCATTGCCAGCCGCGTTGCCGTCGTCATCGACGTTACCGCCCTCCGCGATGTTGAAGTTCATTTTCAGAAGGGTGCGCTTGCCATAAGACACTGCCGAAACCGTCGCGTGGGTCTTAGTCATCACATCGCCGCCTTTGGCACCCTTGCCATCAGCCGGAATATCGATGTGTGTTATGTCCGAGTGCCCGCCGATATGGGACACCTTTGAGACGACACGGACCCATCCCTCCGGTGCGCCATCGGCGGTATCGAATCTGACCGAAAAGCCGTGCTTGGAATAAATAGGGCGCATACGCCCATCCAGAGCGGCATAACTGGCGTACTTGCTTCGCGTCTGCGGGTTCGATGCGTCCTGCGAGATTGGCCGCATCTCCGTCTGGGCGGCGTTCATTGCGGCGTTGTAAGCCTGTTCCGCCTCGCGTCCGGTGATCCGCTCATACATGCCAAGCAGGCGCTCCAACTTGTCCACATCGGTTGATGGGTCACTTGCGGCGCGGCTAATGACTTCCATAAGCGATGATGCGTCGGTCCTAACGACGTTGCTTTCATCCCGTTCGGCGATTGCCGTTGCGTTACTCATTTCGTATCTCCTCACAATCCAAGGACCGGGCAATCAGGGTCTTCGCACCCGTCCGGCTCGCAGTCAGATTCCATGATTTCATCGCAGCGACCGCACTGGATCAGGTCGTGACTTTCGAGATAGTCAGCGATGGCTTCCTTCTCGCTTGCGCCCCATCCGTAATCGCCGGACTCCTCGTCTCCGTCAGCGTGGGCGCACCAGTCGAAATTGCGCCACGGGATCGACGGATAGGGGTGGCTGGTGACAATCTTCATCACTCATCCCCCATTCGTTCTGCCGCGCATTTGAAAGGCGCAATGAAGTCATCTGCTCCACCCGTCAGGGTGGCGATTTCTTCAGGCACATACGGCCACGCAACGTCGTTCGCTTCTTGGCTGGCGTGCTCGAATACCGGAGCAAGCGCCTCATGCACGGCGCGCAGATATGTAGCGGTATCTTCCAGCCATGCGGCGATGCTGGCGTGGTTGTCATAGACTGACGGCTCGACAGGGACGCGGATGCTGGTGAGTTTGGCGATCATCGCGTCGTGACGGCCACGCGCGGTGATCTTCGTCGGCGTCGGAAACTGGTGGATAGCTGCTGTATTGCTCATTTTCCTTTGTCCTTGCCTTTGCCTTTGTCCTTGCCTTTGCCTTTGCCTTTGCTGCCATCGGACTTGCCGCGCGATCCGCCGCCCCACCCGCCCTTTTTGTCTGGCCGCTCACCCGCGCGTCCGACCGGCTTGTCGTTGCCGGGGTTGCCGATGGCGCGCGGCATGTCTGGCTTCGTCGTTGGATTGCTCCTCGGCGGCTCACCAGCGCGGCCCTGCGGCCCGCCTCGGCTTGGCGACGTAGCGCACCAGCATTGACCGAGCGGGTCCACATAAAGTGTTTCATCCGAGAGACACGTTGGCGCTGGCTGAATGGCGCAAAGCAAGGCCGCGCTAAAAGCGATGGATTTCATAGTGCAACCCATTGTTGGAGAGTGATGAGCATCTCAGCGGCAGTCAGGCCGGCGAAAATGACCGCAAAGCCTATCGCCATGAACGCGGGGAGGGTGTTCATGTCAGCCACCCCATGACGTACAGCGTGGACAGCGTCCAAGCTGCGGCCCCACCGACCATGCAGACCGCCCACATTGCTATTTCGTTGCGGCTCATCACGCGGCCTCCGTCTTGCGGGCTTCAAATGCCGCGCGGTTCTGGCTGTTGAGTTTCCTGCGGAGCCGGTCGTGGTGAGTGACCAGATCGGCATAATCTTCAATCGCGTCGTCGGTCAGGATTTCATGCCAGCCGTACCGGCGAACGAAGCGCGCGAACTGCTCAACGTCGTGGTGGCTTTTGTAGTAGTCGATGATCCTGATGAGCCGCTCGCGGCGGGTTTCTGATCGAGGCATCGTCTTGCTCCCATCTGTTCAATGGGTGCAGTTTCCCGCGTGGAAACAGAAAAGTCAAGCGACAATTTCCTGCGTGAAAACTTTTTTAGTCGTCGGTGCCGGTGAGTGCTTTAGCTGCGCGGATTACCCGATCCAATTGATCAGGTGGGATATCACGCAAAAGCTGGTTTTGCGTTGGTGCTTGTGGATCGTGGAAAAGGTCTTGAACTTCGCAATCCAGAGCCTCCGCAAAATGCGATAGCCAGTTCAAATCTACCCGCATTCTGCCGTTTAGGAGCTTTGAAACTGTCCCTGGCTCGGTTTCCATGCGTTCGGCCAGCCGCTTCTGGTCAAGCCCCCGGTCGGCCATCCACTCTCTAATAAACAGTCTATAGGGCCGTCGTCGGCCAACTCTCGCAACCATGTCCGATCTTACCAAACCAACGCGGGATGGCTAATTTCCTCCGTGAAAATTTAAGGCTTGACTTTCGATGTCCTCCGTGGAAATCATGGGGCATGAGCGAAGCACTCACCACTTACCGGGCAGAGCATGGACTGACGCTGAAAGACCTGGCGCAGTCGTTTGGTGTGAATGCGCCAGCGGTTTGCAAGTGGGAGCACCGCAGGATTCCCGCCGAGCGCGTCCTTGACGTTGCCCGGATTACCGGCATCCCAAAAGAGAAGCTGCGTCCCGACCTCTATCGTGAGGACGCGGCATGACTCTACTGCGTCGTCACCCCGCTCGGCTCTTTTTCGATCCGCTTGGCAGCGTGCGCCCAGGACCAAAGGAAACTGAGTTTTGGGAAATGTATGATCAAAGTGCATTCGGGCGTTGCGGACGGGCCTTCGCCGCGCAGTACGAACCCGATCATTCTGATTGTATCGCCACGAATTTGAAGCCGGAAGCCGGTCAGCGGAACTTCGAGGGTACCTGGAACTTCCTCGACTACCGGCTCGGTCAAGAAGTGGTCGCGCATGTTGTTCTCCCGTCGCTGATGAGGCGAAGAGAGTACAGCCATATTTGCGGCGAGAAAACTTTAGAATTGCGGTCGCCCCCGAAAAACCGGCCACCGTGTCGCGACCACGATGACCGGCCCGCTGCCACGGCCAACCAGCGACGGGAAGCCAACGGCAACGATTACAATTTAGCACTAAACAATCTCGAATTAAACCGGCCCACGCTACCCGTGACGATTTACGCGAGCCGGCCAGGCTTTCCCGACCGGGAAATATGTGGGTGCCGAGAAGCACCTGTAACCACGTCATCGTGTTTACGCTCTTTGTCTCAGGGTATCGTGAATGAACGCCACGGTACTCTTGCTGGAAAACAGGCGGCATCGGCCTTTCAAGTTGGTGGTCGGTGTCGCTTGCCCTCGAATTTCCTTTCGGTGCGGACCTCCCGCCGCGCCGGAACGGCGGCTGGTCGAGCATCTCGGCGTTGCTCCCAGCCGTCACCCCTTCGCATGGCGCACCTCCTCCCGCGCCCAACTGTGGCGACCGTCCGTTTCC